GTAGGTGGCCCGAGGGTAAAATTTTTTAGTCTAGTAAAACCATATAGGCTTTGGCATTGTTCTTACGAAACCAGTCCAAGTGCTTACGCATTATATCCCAATGCTTACTGGCACCTGTGCCTAGTGTCTTGTCTTCAAGAGTGGCGAGGACTTCATGATAAAATATTTGATCATGTTTGATCGCCTCCTCCTCTGTTAGTTCAATAGACTCACCTGTAAATCTATTGCGTCTTGTATAGTCATGATTTGTTTTTGTTTCCATGGTCCTATACTATCCTACATTGCTATCCGTGTCAATCCTATTTATTGTTGTCGTTGTATAACTATGACCATTATAATTACTAATGTGCGTTTCTTTCTTAGGGTCCTCGATCCTTGTTTCTAGTGGTGTGGGTCGTGGTGCAATCTTAATGATTTGCTGTACATGTTCGTTTGCAAAAGCGAAATAACAACTTTGACTGCAAAAATAATTATATATGCGATTAGGGTCATACCACTTATATTCAGTATCTTGTTTTACTTTCCTCGTTCTTAAAACTTTATTGCCCTTGCTACCTCGCACCCTATCTTGCGTAGGGTAGGTATGGCACTTCGGACCATGACACCAATGGTACTCGCTCATGTGTAAAATGTCAGTATTACAACTGCCCCTATTATCGCTATCATAAGATCTATGCCTTCCATTTTTTCCTCTCTTGTTCTAGTTCCCATAGTTTAACTTCGTAATGTCGTTCCATTATTATAGAAACGATAAACAATAAAAAGCCTAGAGTTATAAACCCTAGACCGATATATAATAGTGTGTTCATGTTTTTATCCTCGCAGTTCCAGTTGCCATTCTCCAACCGTTGTTATCTAAATCCCAGTACACTAAACATGGTACACCATTTTTAGATGTAAAAGATTTTCCTTTCGTTCCGTCAGGGTGATCGTACTGACCTTTTCTAGTGATAAACTTTTCGTGTTTCTTTGCG